AGTTGAATAAAATTTACAACTTTTAATTTTTTTGTCGACTAACCAATCTTCACAAGTTTCCTTAAACTTGTCAGTCCACATATTAATTGGTAATTCTGACACTGTAACTTTATCTTTATCTTTATTTATAATTCCATATGTTATATATTTATTATCATATTCTTCAATTTTACCTTTAAAATTTCTATAAAATGGTTTTATCTCGGGTAACATTGAAACTGTCGAGCCATCATCTGGATCTTTAATAAGTACTTCTCCATCATTATTCAACCATGTTTTAATACACTCAATTATATCTAATGGATTATAACAGGGAATTGAACAGTTATGTGTTACTGTAAAGTCTCCTAGTAAAAATCTTCTGTTTTCATCTACAGAAAATCCATTATATGAACCTTTACCAATATGTATAACTGATTTGATATTAGAATATGTTGTATTTCTGGTAGGTCTATTCCTAAATTTTCTTGAAATAAGCATAGGTAATTCTGAAAAATCTCCATTAATTCTAAGTCTCCTCATTCTTGTCGTTCGTATTTCTCCGGATTTTAAAATATATTTACTATCATAATCATACGAAGTTGTTGAAAATCCTAAAGATTTTGCTAAATATATAGTATCATTAATAAGATTTGTATGTTCCTTAAGACTTTGAGTAAATATTAACTCGTTATCAGTTCCTCCTGAACCATCTGTATCTATTAAACCAGCTAATAAAGACATACGAGTTTGTTTATTATTAATTAAATATTCTTTTGGTATATGTTTGTTATTTATTAAATTAAGATCCCTAAGAGATTGCGTGAAAGGATTTTTTATTTCATTATAGACATTATTTCTAATAATTCCATAATCAAATTTTCTTCTATTTTTTATTATTATTTTCTTATCTTTTGACCATTCTTCCCAATAAGTTATTAATTCTTTATCTTTTTCAGGATCAGCAGAAAATCCATAACCATCTTTGGATCCATCTCCTAACCACATTCCTAATATATAAGGATCAATTGGTACTTCTTTTTTCTCCCATTGCACACAATCTCCTGTAAAACCTAATAAATATTTTTTTGTACTTTTAGATAATTTCATATAATCTGAGATTTTTATATCTATTTTATTATTATCTGGTATTATTTTTAAAAATTCAACTAATTTATTTTTAGCCTCTTCACATGTTAATTTAGAATAATGATTTGGAATTCTAGGAGGAGGCATAGATAATAATGGATGAAATTTTTTTATATGATGATATAATGATGATCTATGTGATAGTTTTTTATTACATTCTTCACAAATATAAGATTTATCGTTTTCTATTATTTCATCGGAAAATGCAATAGTTTTAGTTCGGATTTTTAATAAATCATTATCCCACCAATTAACAGCCCAACATTTTCTTGAAAAATATGGATATATTGATTTGTGCCCGGTAACAACAAATGATAATATATGATTGCTATTAACTATATAACTATCTCCTTTTGATTGTTTTATTTCATATAAATCATCTTCTCCGGAACAAGTATTTAATACATTTCTAGGAGTTCCATTATCTCCTATTAAAATATCACCAATTTTTATATTATTTGCAGTTTTAACATTTCCATTCCATAATAAAACTGGTGTTTGAGATGCTAAACAGCTCCAACCGGTACCAATTCCAAGGGCTCCATTAACAAGAATCATAGGTAAAATAGGAATATAAAATTTAGGTTCAACAAGATCTCCATCGTCAATTAGATATTCAAGTAAAACATCGTCTTCTTCTCTGAAAATTAAAGGTGTTAAAATTTCCATTTTTGTAAATATATATCTTGGACTTGCCGCATCTTTTCCTCCAGATATACGACTTCCGAATGCTCCATCGCGATAAAATAATGGAATATTATTACTACCTACAAAATCTTGAGCCATTTTAACAATGGTATCAAATAAATTATTTTCGCCATGATGATAATTAGTTCTTTTTGCAACTTCTGCCCCAAATTGTGCAACTTTTAAATCTTTTTTATTATATGTTAAGTTTATTTTCTTTGCCGTGTATAAAACTTTTCTCTGACTTTCTTTAAGTCCATCAAATAAATTTGGTATTGATCTTTTACAATCATCATGACTGAATTTTATTACTTCATTATTTAAGAAAGACGAAATATCCATATCAACTATTTCGCCATCATCATCGATTGAATATTCCGGATTATCATCATAATTTTCTAGCCAATTTTTACGAGTATCTGCGTGTTTTTTGTGAAAAATTTTATTCATATTTGTCGTGGAGTCATCATCATTTACAAATTCAATAAGTTTCATTCCAAAAGTTTTTGGAACATCTTTTGGAGCAGTACTCCCAAGACCTTTATAATATTTACATTTAAAAGGTTTATTTTTTTCTAATTGCTCTTTAGCAAATTTTTTAAATCTATTTTCATCGTAGAATAATATATCTTCACCTTTATTAAAAACTTTTACTATAGGAGTACACAAGCTTATAATAAACGGATCTTTTCTTTCTAAAAGAGAAGGAAATAAAGAATGGAAAAAGTTCATTATTAATCCTGATATATGTAAGCCGTCACATTGACGCTGTACCATTTCTCCGACACCAGCATTAATCTTACCAGTTTCGGTTTCTATATCAAATACAAATCGGTCTGTATATTCTGTATTATAAATTTGTCTAACAGTACCAGGATAAAATCTTTTATATCTTTTACTTACATGAATTGTAAATATATTTGAATTTTCTATTTTTTCTTTTATATTAAAACAATATCCAAGCTGATTCACAATATAACACAATCCTTGAGCTCCAACTTGTCCTAAAATATCAAATCCTTCTGAATTTTTATTTTCTTTAAGACTTCTAAATTCATCTCCGTCATAATATCCTTCATAAAATGATTGTTGTATTTCTAAACTATTATTTAAAATTTCATCTGGAACTTTTTTTAATTTTTTGTCTGTATAAAAACGCGATCTCATACATTCAATAAAATCTTTAACTTTTTTTCCACCATTTAATATAAGTCTAAAAGTTCGTTGATGATTATCATCTAAAACTGTAGTTTCAACTATTGTCCAATTATATTCTGGATAATATTTTTTTACAATATTATAAGCTTTTATTAATTTTTCGTAATTACAATTAGTTATATTGAAACAATAATTTGTTCTTTCTAAAATATTTTTATATTCTTTGCTTTCTCTACTAGTATTTTTTAGCGCATTTTGTAATCTTATTTTAGATTCTTTAAGTTTTGAATTTATACGTCCGTATTTTTCGTTATTACTTTGCGCTTCATTTAGTTGTATTGTTAAATCATTTATTTTTTTCGTATAATATTCGACCCATTTTTTCCATCTTTTGCGAGATTTATCTGTATATTTTTTTCTATCTTTTTCAAATGTATATATACCACAAGTTCCATCGGCGAAAAAGAATCCCCATACCCATGATTCTTCTACAGAAATATTAAAATAATCTTTTTTATCAATATTATATTCTGTACAATATTTTAATTCTTCGTTGATACCATTAATCATAGTTTTTTTAGATGTATATCTGCTTGTATTATAACATTGTAAATTTTTCATAATATCATGAATTTCTGGATGAGTCATTGTATCGTCAACAATCGGAATTTTATCAATACGTCTATTTCTTAATAATTTATCTCCTATTTTTATATCAATAGCTCTAATTTCGTCACCATTTTCAAGAAGTAACTTGTGATCTTCTGTACATCTTACAATTCCGCAATGAGTATTAATTGTTAATATATTTTTAGTAGTAGTTTTACGTCTAATAGCCATTATATTAACCCAACCTTTATCACTCCATACCTGTGTATCTTTTACAAGTTGTGTATTTAACATATTTTCATTATATAAACTATCAATATCAATTATTGATACATTATCATTTTTTTTTACAAGAAGTGCTGTATCATCGGTAAAACAGTCGGCATCTGTTAAAAGTATAACTTTTCCATAACTTAAAGTTTTATAATTTTTATCATCTGTATAATCAAGATCATGTCTTACACCCAATGACTGAATTAAATTTGTTATTACTTTATTTTTAGCTATAGTTGCCGGAAGAGAATTTCTAACATTTAAACATTTTCCACGAAGTGTTAAAATACCGTACCAGTCTTGTGTAGACTTTCCGTAAATTCCTTTTTGTATTCCCGCAACCGCATATGTTTTTGCTGAATCTCCCTCACATAGAATCAATGAACATTCATGTCCTAATTTCCCGCCAGCATTATTTGCGGGATCTAAACCATCTACTTTTGTATATCCTTTCTTTTTCTTTTCAGATTTTTTTAAAACAACCATTTCTTTCATTCGAATAATATCATTAATTTCTTCAATTACACTCCATTTTAAAATTTTATTAATATCCGATTGTTTAACTTCGGCCACAATTTTAGGAGTTTCTAATTTATTTTTTTCCTGGCTATCAAATTCTGGATTAGCCACTGTACTAACTACAAAAATTCTAAAAAATTGTTTAATATCTTTTATATTAATTGACGGTTTGTCTTTTTTATTAAATTTTTCAACCAAAGGTCTAAATAATACTTCTGACCAAGCATCTACATGTTGTCCTCCTAAACGAGTATAAACTCCATTTACAAATGATATCGCTTGAAATTCATTAACATTACAAGGAGTAATTAAAACTTCTGAATTTTTATATTTTATTAATAAACTTTCATCTGTAACTGTATCATAAAGTTGAGAATATGAATGTAAATTGTCTATAGATATTAATTCATCGTTAAAATAAACATTTACTCCTCTTGCTAACATAGCAGCATCTATTATATATTTTATATATAAATTAATTATATCGTCTGAATATTCTTCAATATCAAATTGTTTAAAATCTGGAAAATATGTAACTTTTGTAAAACCGTTAGTTAATTTTGTGTCTGTTACAATTGGTCCTTTTGTATCTCTCATATTATTTGTCCAAGTTTGTTCTAAGACTTTCTTATTATTTGGATCTAATCCTTTAACTGTAAATTTTTTAGAAAAAACTGATGTAAGTTTAGAACCTAAACCATTTCTTCCGGAAACTAATCTTTCTTCTTCATCGTTATAATTTGATCCAGACATTAAATGTCCGAATATAAGAGTATGATTATAAATATTTTCTTCATTCTGAATTTCAACTGGAATAATTAATCCATCATTCCACACCGAAGTTTCTCCTGTGTCTTTATCTATAAAAACTTTAATAGTGGTACAAGGTGTTTTGGTTTTCTTACTCCTTTCAACATTATCTAATGAATTAGACAGTACTTCAACAAATATTCGTAAAATTGCTGCAGAAGAAGTAATATACTTTTTATAAATACGATAACTACCATTTTTTTTATCCAATGATGCTATATATTCTTCAACAGATTTAAGACGTTTTGATCCAACATACATATCACTTCTTGTAAGAATATGATCTATGGGATCTTTTTTTGCATAAGTTTGTTTTGTAGTAGGTGTTTTTTTAGGAGGCATAAAAATATTATATATTATTTATAAATTATTGTTTTTAAAATTCAATTTTTTAATTTAATAATATTTATAATATCCTCCCCTGTTACTTTATTTTTTATTTCACATTTCTTATTTCTTAACATATGAATTAATATACGTTGTTAAGAAAATAAAATTAATTATTTTTAGATAAAAAATCTTTAATATAATTCACTAGTTTAACATTAGCTATCCAACCCAATTCTGTTTCTGCTTTACTAATTTTTATATCAGAATATAATCTTTCTCCACGTCGTTTTTCTATAAAAATATATGGATGTTTAAATAATTTTGCTACATCAATAATTGAAATATCGGTTTTTGAACTCAAATAATATCCATCCCATAAACCTTTTTCTGCCACAATTATTATTCCTTTTACTATATCATCTATATGTGTAAAACATCTAGATTGAGATCCATCTCCAACTATTGTTAAAGGTTTATTATTCATATATTGAGTCTCAAAAATACCTATAACAGTTGCATAATTACCTTCGTCAATTTGACCATTACCATATACATTATAAAAATACAGTATTGCGAAATTAAGATTATACCATTCTTTATAATTTTTAATAAGTTCAATATTTTTTGATTTCGTCCACGAATAAGGATTTAAATGTTGATCTTTTCCATTATTTCCAAAAATTGCAGAAGAACCAGAATAAATAAGTTTGGAATTATTTTTTATCGCATATTGTAAAATTTGCTGAGTACCTAATATATTTGATTTAAAAACTTTATCTGGTTCTTCAAATGATTGAACTATACGACTATATTCCCCGAAATGGAATATAAATTCAGGACTAAAATTTTGTAATTCCTTAATTAAAAATATATCCCATGTATTACCATTAATATATAATACATCTTTTATATGATTTTTTTCATAACCTGTAGTATAATTATCAAGGGATATTATATTTATATTTTTATATATTTCTTTTAAAGATTTTATCAGAGAACTTCCAATAAATCCTGCGCCACCTGTTACAAGAATATTTTTCATTTTAATTAATATATTTTTTTTTTTAAAATAAGATATAAAAAAATTAGTTAGAATAAATAAAAATGGTTTTAATTATTAATGATGAAGTAAAATTCGATATAAAATTATATGATCTCGATAGTATAGATAATTTGATAATTCGTATAGCTGCTTTTTTAAACACAATCCCAAAATTTATTTATTTTCCAAATGATATTCCTGATATGGAAGATATATCTATTAACCCAAATATAGAAATAGTTGTAATAAATTTATTACCAATAATAAGAAATAGTTCTAATTTTACTATATTATATAATGAAATCAAAGATAAACTAATGAAATCTGATAATTCTATTTTTTCAGTTTTAAATTACTTTATAAATGAAAGTTCAAAAAATACAGAGATATTATATCTTAAAAAAATAAATTTTTTGGAACCTTATTTAGAATCATTAATAAATGAAATAAAAAAAATGGATCCTCAAACAAATATAAGAATAAATGATTTGCAAAATATTATAGAAGTAAATAAAATAAATATAAATACTTTTGTAAATATTAATAAACAACAAGATGAAACTAATGTTAGATTAAATAAAAAATTTGACGAAATAGATGGTATAGAATATACAGATTTTGAGTTAGAAAATGAAAAATTCAATATTGAATTAGAATTAAAAAATATATCATCTACATTAGAATTATTTAATAATATTAAACTTACTCCAGAAATTCCATTTGCAACCACACATAATTTTTATAAAATTTTGAAAGATTTTACACCTTTTATTGAGTGGACAAATTTATTTGATAGAAGCACTTCTGTTTTTAATAAAAATAAAAATATAGATAGGACAACAAATATAATATTAAAATTATCACAAAAAAAGAAAAATAAAATAGAAGATTATACAGATATTATAATAAATTTAAAAAATGAAAAAATCATTGTTACTTTTAAATATAATATAAAAAATACTACAAAAGAAGAAATAATACAACAATTTTTGTCTGTTTTAAATATAGATAGCGATAGTATAAAAAATAAAAAAATAATTAGTATCAAAGGAATATTTTATTTTCCAAAATTAAAAGTACCTTTCAACCGAGAAATATTACTTGATTTGATAATGAATAATACCGAGTTTTCAAATATTTTATCTGTCAATGAAAGTAAAATAAAACATGATGGATCTTTATATGCATATTTTAATAATCAAAAATGTGGTTATGTGAGCATTTCAATAACGTCGAATATTTCTAATGGTGATTTATTTCCTTTAAATAATATATATTGCAAGGTCAAAGTTACAAAAGCTGATAATATAGAAAAAGTTCAATATTTTCAACAAATATTATCTAAATTATTTGAAATATATAATCAACAATATAGATCAGTGTATAATATTTATGCAGAATATGGAGTTGAATTCGAAGATACAGTGGACGATTATTATGAAAAACAAATTAATATAGAAAATAAATTATTTAAAGTAGATCCTTTTATATTTCAAAGAAATTATTCGAGAACATGTCCTAAACCTCCTATATTACTTAATGACGAGGATGCAGAAAAATTAGAAAATGAGGGAAAACAAGTTGTAATTTTTCCAAAAATTAAAACAGGTGATTCAATTCCGAGAAAATATACATGTGATGAAAATTCTAAATTTAAATTTTTAAGTTTAATAGATAATCCATTTCCTTCCAAAGAATTATTACCTTATATACCTTGCTGTCAGCAAGGAGATCAAAGAGAGAAAAAAGGGTCATATTATAGACATTATTATATGGACGAACCTCTTTTTACAGACAAAGAAGTAAAACCAAGAGATGGGATATATAAATCGGATATGATTTTACCAAATGAAGCACTTGGAAATTTACCAGAAAATATTAATAAAATGTTTTTTGTATCAGATATTACAAGTGTATATTATAGAATGGGTTCATACAGAAATAAAAATAGTTTTTTATATTGTATAGCTCTTGCTTTAACAGATGATATTGAAAAATTAAGAAATGAAAAAGAAATAAATAATTATTTAGAAAAATTAAGAAAATCCTTGATTGCCAAGGAAGATTTACTGTGTTGTGGTAAACAAGAGATGTATGATTACACATTGGAAGAAATAAAAAATAAAATTCAGAATACAAATGAATATTTTGATCCTAAATTATTTATTCATATTTTGGAAATTAAATTTAAATGTAATATATTTTTATTTACACGTGATAATAATGGAAATTTGATATTACCTAGATATATAAAAAATTATTATAAAATGGAAAATAATAAACAGTGTGTATTTATATTTGAACATAAAGGAAGTAAATCGGATAATTCTGAATATCCTCAATGTGAACTTATTATTAAACAAAATGATGATGGCACTCAAAATTACAGTTTTAGATATGATGGTATAGTAGGACAAAATATTATAAATTTATTTAAGAATATTAATACTTCGTATATATTTAATAAAAAAATAGAATTTAATAATTTTAATTGGCCCTGGAAAATTGACGGAATTACGCCAATTTCTCAAAGAGTAGATACTTATGGAAAAACACGTATAATAAATTTTCTTTATGAAGATACTAATATATCAATGTTTACGTCACCGATTCAACCTCTAAAATTAATAGAAGATAATATAAATATATATAAAAGTAATATTGATACAATATTAAGATTTGCTGAGGATGTTAATATAACAGTAATTAAACAACTCGTAGATGAAAATAATTATATAAAAGAACTTATTTGCAGTTTAGGAAATGTAGAAATAAGTATACCTGTAGAAAATAATACAAATATAAAAGAAGATATAGAAATTGAAAAAATAATTAAGTCTGACTTATCAATTAATAATATAAATAAAGATGAAATGATATTATCCGAATCTATTATAAGTGAATTTAATTTATATAAAAAATTATCAAGATATATAATTGAATACTTATTATGGTTATTCTCTCATTATTTAAATGAAAATAATATTACTGATATAGACTTAATTACTCCTTTGGATTTTAAAAAATTTAAAGATAAATATATAAAAATAGATAAAGAATTTATATATGACAGAGTAAGAAAAATGTTTGGTATGAATGAAGGGGTAATGTCGGATAATAAATTAGTTTTAAAATCGGAAGAAACTTTAAAAAGACTTTTTTATGTTTTAAGACTTTTTTTAATAAGAAATGAACAAAAAATATTATTATATTATACAAAAAATTTTATTGATAATTTTTATTTAGATATCAGCGATTTTGATTTTAACAATATTCAAATTATTTTACAAGGAGAAGATTCTATTTCAAAATGGATTTTTGAAAAAAATACAGAAAATAAAATACACGATAAAGTACTTTTGAATCTTAATTATAATAAAAAAACTGAGATTAATTTTGATATTAAAGATGAAGAAGAACAATTTGGAATCGAAAAAGAAGATGAAGACGAAAAAATAAAAGAAAAGAATGAAAGTGAAGAAAAAATATGGAATATAACTCCATATTTTTTTAGAAATTTTCTGATTGATAATAAAATATATCTTGCGCAAAATATTAATTCGTTGACAAAAGGAATGAATATAGCAAAAATATGGAATACAAAAAAAATTAATCCTGGTTCAAATGTTTTAGACGAAAATATATTTTTAGAATTTACATTATATGATTTTAGAAATAAAAATAATATTAATGTACATCAGATAGATGGAGATGAAAATGATTATGATATAAAAATATTAGGATTTAAATACTCTGATAAATCTTTATATACAGTATTATTACCTTTACCATAATTTATTTGGTGTATGTATTTTAAAATTTAAAAAAATAATAAATAAAATTTAAATTTATTTTTCTAATAATAAAATGTCATATTTAAACAAACCAATAGGATGTCTTCAGGATTTTGATTTTGATACAAAAGGAGAATTAATTAATAAAGATATAGATAAAAATAAAACTGTTATTATTATGATACAAAGTAATTTTTGTGGTTATTGTAATATGGCTAAGCCCGCATTTCAAAAATTTGCAGAAAATAATAAAGATGTAGTATGTCTTACAATTCAAGGTGATGGTTCGCATCCTGGTGAAAAAGAATTAAATGATCGTATTAAAATAATAGATCCTACATTTCGCGGATATCCTAGTTATGTTGCTTATAAAAATGGAAAATATGTAAAAACAAATGAGTTTGGAAGATCCGAAACAGATTTAAGAAAATTTGCAAACAGTGTTTAACTTTTGAATTCACTATTTTCTTAACATTGAAATATGTTAAGAAAATTAATTAAATTTTTTCCATTAATTTTTCATGTCTTATAGAGTTTTTATGTCTTTTCATACCATAATGAGAAATAATCATTCCGCATTCACATGTTTCTTTTTTCTGTCTGTTAATAGCAATTTTTGTTTTATAATTATCTTTATAATATTCGGATCGTTCTTTTAGAATTTGGTCCTTGTTATCTGAATAATAATCTTTTCTTTTTTCCAAAATCTGTTCTTTATTAGCATCGTAATATTCCATTACTTTTTCAATAACATTATCTTTATTTTCCTCGTAATATTTTTTGTTTTGTTCTAATACTTTTTCAGGATTTTTTGCATAATCAATTCTCCTTATTTCATTTAACATTTCTTTATTATTTTCATAATATTCTTTTTGGTGTTCTTTAATTTCATCCTTATGTTCTGTATTATATTTTTCATTTTTTTCTTTCATTTCATCTTTATCCATTTTTCCCAATGTTCTTTTTGGATATATAATACAATTATCATCTACATCTTCATAAAATTTTAGACAAGTATCAAACATATTCGTGAATAATATAATATTTTCGTTGATTGGTAATAAAAATACATCTCTTCCAGCCTTACATCTATATTTACCAAGTTTTGCCAATATTATACTTTCCATTATATCCATTAATTTTGAACTATTACATGAAATATAATATATAACTTTAAATTCATACAATTTATTATGATCATAATTCCCTTTTCTATCTGCTAAATCTGTGGCTTTACCTATAATATACTCACCTATTTTTTCTGATTCTTCGGTGGTCATTAGATAAACAACATTTTTTTCATCAGAAATCAGTTTTGGTTTTTTAATATACTTTTTTGTTAATTTTTTAACCTCTTGTTGGGTTTCTTCCAATTTATTATGTTTTTCTTCTAATTCATTACTTTTTTCTTCCAATTGATATCTTAATTCATCTGTTTGTTGCAATAATGTATCCTGCAATATTTCTTCCAGTTTTATATAATAGTTATGAATTTCATCCGCCTTTTCAGTACTGGATTTCAAACAATATTTTTTAAAAGTTCTTATATTTAATGTTATTTTTTCTTTATTAAATCCTCCTTCATTTTTGCGCTCCCCCAATTGGGGGAGCGCAATTTTATAATCAACATCTATGATAAAATGTTTATCTAATATTCTTTTTGCATGGTCTTTACGAGTAAATCCACACCATTTCCAAACATCTTCGAAATCAATAATAAAATCAGTTAAAGGATTAAAGTTTAAATAGCAATAAAAACTTGTAACAAATAATTTTTGCTCTTCTTCATTAAATTCACTTTTAATTTTGTTAATTAAAGTATTTTGATATGTGGCATTTAGTCTTGTTAAAGGATTTTTTTCGATAAATTCAATTATATTGAATGTTGTATTGTGGGTTGATAACATATTTATAGTTATATTCTATTTCTTTAAATCTCATTTCTAAAATTTACAAAAATTTCTTAAAATAGATTATCTAATATTAAAAAGTTAATTTAAAGTCGTTAAATTTTATATTAAAAATGACAATTATATTTAAAGCAAAAAGTCAAGAAGCTTATGTTATTAAAATACTAGCTGAATTACTTGTGAATAACATCAAAACTGGATGTTTTGAAATTGATAAAAACGGAATTTCTTTAAGAATGATGGATCATAATAGAAAAATTCTTATTAATTTAAAACTTGATTCGTCCGAAAGCGGGTTCTCTTTGTACAAATTTAATTCAGAAACAATGTTCCTAGGAATCAACCTCAATCACTTCTATAAGATGTTACGCACGATTAAAAAGAAAGATAGTATTGAATTATATATCGATGATGACTCGATTACAGATTTATATATAAAAGTTGTTCCTAAAGAAAATAATAAAACAACTGTATCAACTGTTAAGATACAAACCATTCAAAATCTTGACATTGACATTCCTTCTAATTATGATAGACCTATATCTGTTCCATCTTCAGATTTTCAAAAACTCATTAAAGAATTAAATAATCTTAATAAAATTATAAAAATTACCGCAAAACATTCTTTTATACAATTTGGATGTGATGCAAGTGGTATATTTACAAAAAATGTAGGTTTTGGGGAAGATGATGAAACTGAAGAAATATTATTTGATGAAGATTTCTCGACAGAACAATTATGTAAAATAACTAAATTTGCAGGGTTAAGTAATAATATACAAATATATCCAGGTCATCCATTATTATTTAAGTCAAAAGTTGGAAATTTAGGAACTATAGAAGTATTTATTAAGTCTAAACAAGAATTGGAAACTCAATTTAACGATATAGATTCTGACGATAGCGAATAAATTTCTAATATAAAATAAAATAAAATATAATATAAAGATAATGTCATATGGAAAATATACATACGGAAAACCTAATATAATTTGGGAAAATGATAATGCTAAATTAGTAATAGGAAATTTTTGTTCAATTGCGGCAAATGTAAATATATATTTAGGAGGCAATCATAGAACAGATTGGGTTACCGCATATCCTTTTGGTCACATTCATAAAACCAAATTTAATATCTTTAATGGAGTTGGGCATCCATCCACAAAAGGAGATGTAATTATTGGAAATGATGTATGGATTGGGAATAATGTAACAATTATGTCAGGTGTAACTATTGGCGATGGCGTTGTAATAGCATGTAACAGTCATGTTGTTAAAAATGCAGAACCTTATAGTTTAATTGGGGGAAATCCCGCAAACTTAATTAAATATAGATTTACAAACGATCAAATAGAAAAATTATTAGAAATTAAATGGTGGTATTGGGATGACGAAAAAATAAATAATTTTACACCATTATTATGTGATAGTAATATTGATGAATTTATAAAATCTGCATTTTAATAATAAGTCTTTAAAGTATAATAAATTAAAAAAAATAAAAATATTACATTAATATAAAAGGAGAATGTTTAAAAAAATATACGAATATTTCTTTGGATCAAGTAAAGTAGATAAAAATAAAGCATTATTAGATTATTCAGATATGCAAACATTGTATAAAAAAATAGATGAATACGAAAACAATGAAATAAATTCTGTAATAAAAAAAAAGGATAATGAAATTGATACAACTGATAAAGTGAGTATTAAGGAATTAATTAATGACATAAATAAATCAACAGAGTCATCTATAATAGTTGACTCCATTGTTGTTGATGAGTCTGTTGTTGTTGACGACTCTGTTGTTAATGACTCTGTTGTTAATGACTCTGTTGTTAATGACTCTGTTGTTAATGACTCCATTGTTGTTGATGACTCTGTTGTTGTTGATGACTCCATTGTTGTTGATGACTCTGTTGTTGTTGATGACTCTGTTATCGTTGATGACTCTGTTGTTGTTGATGACTCTGTTGTTGTTGATGACTCTGTTGTTGTTGATGACTCTGTTGTTGTTGATGACTCTGTTATCGTTGATGACTCTGTTGTTGTTGATAACTCTGTTATCGTTGACGACTCTGTTATCGTTGACGACTCTGTTATCGTTGACGACTCTGTTGTTGTTGATGACTCTGTTTCAGATAATATAGGATATAAAATTATTGATGATAAAGTAATTAATTTTGTAGGAGAACCAGTTTATAATCAAATAGAAAATAATTGTTCTGATACAGATAATAAAAAAAGTAATAAAAAAATTAATAAAAAACGTAAAAATATGTAAAAAAAATTGATTTAAAATAAAAAAATAAAAAATAAAAAATAAAATATAAAATATTACAATGACAAGATTTACAGAACCTTTATTAACAACTGATAATTCTAGATTTACTCAGTTTCCTATTAAATATCAAAAATTACAAGAAGCTTATGAACAACACGAAAGTATGTTTTGGAGTTTCAAAGAAATTGATTATTCAGCTGATATAAATGATTGGAAATTATTATCTGATAGTGAAAAATATTTTATAGAACATATACTTGGATTTTTTTCTATGGCAGATGGAATAGTAACCGAAAATCTGATGACTAATTTTTGTATCGAAGTTAAGGTGTCAGAAGCTCGTAATTTTTATGCATTTCAAGCAATGATAGAGAATACTCACGCATTAACATATGGAATGTTAATAGAAACATTTATTAAAGATAATAATAGAAAAACACAGTTATTTAATGCTATAGATACAATTCCTTGCGTAACTAAAAAAGCAGATTGGTCGTTGAAATGGTTAAGTAAAGATAGATTATTTGAGGAAAGAGTTATTGCTTTTGCAATCGTAGAAGGTGTATTTTTCAGTGGTGCCTTTTGTTCAATTTTTTGGTTAAAAAGTAGAAATTTAATGACAAAAGCTCTTTCAAAATCAAATGAATTAATATCTAGAGATGAAGCTCTACATACAAATTTTGCGATTCTTATTTATCATTATTTACTAAATAAAGTAACTCAGCAACGAGTTGAAGAGATTATAAAAGAAGCAGTTGAAATTGAAATAGAATTTATTACTTCGTCTATTCCATGTAAAATGATAGGAATGAATTCCGATCTAATGTCTCAATATATTAGATATGTAGCTGACAGACTTCTTGTGCAATTAGGATTTAAAAAAATATATAATGATGATAATCCATTTGATTTCATGATTAATCTCGGAATGGAGGGAAAGTCAAATTTCTTTGAAGAAAGAGTTACAGATTATGTTCATTCATCTACATTGGCAGGTACAGAAGATAGCTGGGATTTTAATCACGATGATACTTTTTAATAATAATATTATTTATTTTCTTAACCTTAATTGGTTAAGAAAAATTTTATCGAGTATTTTATTTTTAAAGATTAATTATCGGTAAAAAAATTTATACAATTAAAAATAAAATATTTTATATAATAAATTTAATGATATATTTTATTACATTTATTATTATTAATTTATTAATTATAGTTTTTACATTTATATTTCTAAAAGATCTATATGTTACAGATTTATATAAACCTATTGATAAGATAAAAAAAAATATATATTTTGGTCAAACAATAGATTTAGAAAATAATCAAGTTAGTATAGATTATTCAATAGGATTTCAATTAGCTTTTCAATCTGTTAACAGAAAAGATGGCGTAAATGGATATAATTTAAAAATAATATTATATAATGATAAATATGAACCGGAACTTGCGAGTAATAATGCAAAAATTTTAATAGATTATTTTAATGTTTTAGCGTTAATAGGACCTTTTGGAACTCCTACAACAGTACAGATATTAAGTGATTGTATAAAAGGAAGACCTATACCATTAATTGGCCCATTTACAGCGTCAACTGTATATAGAAAACAATTTAATAAATATTTAATATTAACTAATGGTTCTTTTGAACTAGAATTTGAAATAACTATTGAAAATATGCTACAAAATAATATAAAAAATATAGGTATTATATATCAAAATGATATATATGGGTCTTCATGTTATACATCTTTTGTAAATTATATATTAAATAAAAATTTAAATTTAAATATTATTTCAACCGGTACTTATGAAAGAAATACCGTAGAATTCGATAATTGTTATAAAAAATTATTTAATATTGATTCTCCATATGATTATAATCAAGTTAAATCTTCTAAAACACTTGAAAAAATGGACTGTATTATTTTATTTGTCGCAGAAAAACAAATATCAAGAATATTGGGTTATTTAAAAAGAATAAAACCAAGTTTATTTATTTACTATAATTGTTTTGTTGGAACATCTATTAATAATTATAAAGAATTAAAATCTTATAATTCCAATAATATATATCAAACTTTATTAGGCCCTTTTCATTTAAAAGAAAATTATCCGGAGTTATATAATAAATTATTGGAAGAAATTAATATATATGAAAAAAATAATGCGAAAATAATCAATCAAACTCAGTCACTTTATCAAGGATTTTATACTGGATTATTAATAATAGATGTTTTAAAAAAATTTCCTGATTTAGGAAGTATTACTAGAGAATCTTTTACAGATATGTTTTATTCTGTTCAAAATTTTGATGTATATGGATTAAAAATTGGATCTTTTGTAAATAATAAATCTAATTTAGGATTAAATTTTGTTGGATTAAATAAACTAGTAAATGATAAATTAGAAAATATAAAGATAATGAATAAAAATATATAATTGTTTATTTAATTAATTTTTTCAATAGTTCATCTTTATCGGAACTTATTTTTACATAAGTGAATAATCTGATAGCTATAAATGTAAAACAAATTAAAAATACTATTAATAATATTGTATATAATACTTTTTTATGTTTATATTTATCAAATATCATAAGATCTAAAATTCTTATAATAAATTGATAAATTAAAAAAGAAAAAGCAAGTTTTGAGATCTCTATAAATTGATCCATATAAATATGTTTATATATTTCATTTGTAGTTAAAATATTATTTTTGTTAGCTATAATATCTTCTTTATCGGAAATAGACATTTTTACAATATAACAATTTTTTTTTAATTTTTTAAACAAATCATATTTTTTTCTTAATCAATAATTGATTAAGAAAAAAAGTATTTAGTTTTTTTGACATTTTTGGCATTTTTTATATTTTCTTACATCTAAACGATTATTATATAAATGATTATTATTATAAAATTGATTATTGTATAAATTACGAGTTTCTTCCTGTCCAGGATACATTAACATATGATGTGTAAAAAAATCAGAATAAATATTATCCAATGGAGGTAAAAATTTTTGATTTGATGTTAAAGCTATTGTTTGTTGAGAGCAATTTGTTCCTAATATAGAATACGATGACATTTATATATTTATTTATTAGTTTTTTTTTTTACAATTTAAATAAATAAAAATATTCAAATAAAAGAAAAAAGAAAATGAATAATAAATATATAGAATTTGATAGTACATTTCGTGACAGAAATATGTATCCACTTGCATCTTGTTTTGTTATGCCAATATCACAAACTGGAAGAAAGGAAAAAAAAGATGCCTTAGATCCTGTTAGTTTGGCTACTCCAATTTTTTCGTGGACATCTAATTATTTAAATCTAGTTCCTAATACCGAACCTTTCCCTGATCCTATTCCTAATCCTCTACCTCCAAATACTTATAATATACAAGGAATTTTTCCGTCACAATTGCCAGTGCAGAATAAATCTAATATTTATAATATATCTGACCAAACAACCTTTATAATATTAACAGATAGATCAAAATTTAAATTTCAACAATTACAAGATTATTATACATCATTGATCATTAATATAACAAGTATTAATAATTCAATATGTGAAAGACGAATTATTTCATTTACATATTTAGATTCGGTTACTTATTCAAATATTGTTTATGATAGAGCACAAATAACTGTTAATGATGGATTACCTGAAGAAATACCAATATCGCAAGCGGCAACATGGATGATATCAGATAGCACTGATTTAACAAATCCACAAATGCCTCTTATTTTTGTTCCAAAAGGTAGAATACAACAAAATGCGTATACAAATTATATTTTATATAATGAAACTGTAAAAGAATCTAGTAAAATTTTAACGTATAATCCAATAACTCATATAATAACATGTAAATCAGTCAATAATACATGGAAATCGTATGATAATTATTCTATACGTTATGAAACTCCGTATGTTAAAGGTTATCCAACTGTTATTGAAAGTAAAACAAAAACTGTACAAACTAAAGATGATCCTCCAAAAACTATAACTATTACAGTAAATACTACAAAAAGTGTAGTTCTTACAGATCAGACTGTAAATAATTCTTTATCAAATATACCCGATTCTTATAAAAATATGTTTTTAAGAATTTTACCAACCCCGTATCCATATACATATATAAATTTTCCAATTGATAATGAAGAAAAAAGAAAATCTGTAAATGTTAATTCTATAAATAATACAACAAAACGTATATCTTATTATACAGGAGAAGATGCAATAGAAAATACGAATACAGTTTCATATCAATTTGGAGTACATAATGAATATGGCGATATACCACCCGATGGTTATAGTATAGAAATACTTGATTTTTCATATGATAATTTTAATCCATTTGTATATAGCGGAAGTGTAGAATCTCAACAACAAATGGTTTGTTATAAAATAGAATTATTAAATTTGATTTTACCGAATGCATCATTACTTGTCGGAGAAGGAAGTAGGATAGCATTTTATCCATATGTATATGTTACATTATCTAATGTGTCTGCCTCTAGTGCGGGATCACCCAATCTTATTTATTCAAATAATCCAAATTGTACAAGAGCAGTTTTTAGAGTTCCAATAGATGATTTAACAAACCCAACTATTTCAACTTTTGTTCATATAGATGGAGATGGAATGACACAAACTATGAAATTTAAACCAAATGATAATTTATTTTTTAGCGTAACAATGTCTAATGGGGAGTATTATAAAACATCTTTACAAGAATATTATTCTCCATTGGCTCCAAACGCATCTGCTCAAATAACTGCCTGTTTTTCAATTGAAAGATTGTAAAAAAAATTTTTAACTTATTTTTTTTTAACATATATGTTAAAAAAATTATTTTTATTGATATTTTTCTTTATAATATTCCTCGCGTAAATTTGTTAATATCTTTCCTAAAATATTTTTCCCTTTTCCATCTTCTCCTTTAGACCAAAAGTTATCATCTTTAGTATATTCAACTAAAGGTCTTAATCCAGTATTAAGAAGATTATTATATATATCTATATGTCTATCAAATTTTATTTTAGTTATAAAAGCCATTATTTTTGTCATTTCTTTTTCAGATAAATTTTTTTTATCTGTATAAGTATCATATGCAATTTGAGCCGAATTAAATATACCTAAATTTTCTATCTCTATTTGATGCAAAGATAATGTCGAAAATCCATATGTATAAATATTATATCTGTTATATCTATAAAACACAAGAGGTTCAAAAAATTTATATATAAATTTTTTTTGTAAAAATGTTTGTGGACAACTTACTTTTAACCATTTTTCTTTCATGTTTTTTCTTTTATTTCTGCATCTTGTTGTATAATTTATTGAATGCGTAGTAGATAAATTAAATATATAGCATATAATACACGATACAACAATTCCAGATCTACCTTGTCCACCTTTACAGTGAACAAATATTAATTCTCCATTTGATAAATTTTTTATTATACTGCCGACTTTAACTATAAATTCGGCAAATGTTTTCCAATTGTATGGAATATATTGATCTGCTATAGGATAATTGATATATGTATATTTTGTTATATAAGGATTTATATTTTTTTCTCTATCGCCAAAAGTAAGATCAATAAAATATTTTACACCATTTGTTTCGAGTTCATTTACGTCATCTTGTGTTGGAAATGAACCAAATAATGCTCTATTTTTTATAAAATACGATGCATTATTCATTATATTATTTCTTCTTATTCTTTTATTTATATTTTTTAAATTAAACATTTTAAAAAATTTAAATGAATATAAAAAATTGATTTGGACCAGAAAAAAAAAATTGATTTTTTTTATAAGATATATATAAACATTATAAAAAATATGTCAATTAACCAAGTCAACAATTTAGTAAAATCATTCTTAACTGAACATGCAACCCCTGAAATTTTAAGTAAGTGGGAATCTCAAAAAATTCAAGAAAGTTTGAAGAAAACTTTTTCAAAGGGAAAGAAGAAGTCTAATGCCCCAAAAAGAAATAAAACTGCCTATATTTATTATTGTGACGCAGAAAGAAAAAGAATTACTCAAGAAATAGAGAATGGAAATCTTGACAAGAATGATTATAATTATTCAAATATTATGAAGCATTGTGGAGACCAATGGAGTAAATTAAAGATATCTTCTCCTTCGGAAATTGAAAAATATCAAATTTTGTCAGATAATGATAAACAAAGATATCAAAAGGAACTGGAATCATATATTCCAGAAGATGGAGAAGTATCAACTAAATCAAAGAGAAAGAAGAATTCAAATGGTATAAAGTCAAGTAAGTCAGCATATATGTTTTATTCAGAAGATAATAGACAAAAAGTAAAGGACGAAATGAAAGATTTGAATAATAAACAAATTGTCGCAGAATTGGGTAAAAGATGGACTGCGTTGAAGGAAACTCCGCAAAAAACAAAGAAATATTTTGATTTGGCAGCTAAAGATAAATTAAGATATGAAAAGGAAAAGGCTTCTCTAGTCCTTAATAAGGATGTTGTTGTAAAGGACGATACAGTAGACGACGAAATCGTAGATGAATCTGTAGATGAAGAAGTAGAAGTTGTAAAAAAGACACAAAATAAGCCAAAAATTGACACTTCAAAGAAGCCAGCAGTAAAGAAGCAAGCAGTTTCAAAAAAGAAGTAAAGTTTTTAAATATGTTTCTTAACCACATATGGTTAAGAAAAATTTTTCAATATACTTTAGTCTCTAAAAATATTTTTTGATTTTTTTAACATAATTTTGCGCTTAAGAAAAATTGTGATGATGTAAAATTACATCAAATTGGGCACTAAATGTTAACTTTTTCTTAACCATTTTAAGGTTAAGAAAAATTTTTGTAGATTATTTTTTTTTATAATTCTTGTTTTTAT